TGAAATTAATTACATGTACGATAAGCCAACATCTTGGTATGGAATTAACACAGCATGGGCTATTGTTACTGCATCTACACTTGTTCGTTTATATTTTATCATCTCTCTTCATTGCGATTTAACCAAATCCATATTTGTTCTTGCTGCCAAGAGTATAGTAGAACCAGCCAAGATTGCTGCTGTTGTAGCAGATGTAAAAATGGAACCAAATTGGGATAAGGCATTTAGTACTTTTGAGGCTGCATTGAGAAAGACCCAGTTAAATTCTGATGAAAAGTTGGAACAAATCAATAAGTTTAGAGCTGCTGGGGGTAAGCCACCCAAGGATGTTGTTCTGACTGGTGGCAAACGGCGTTAAAAAGTCACTTTCAGGCATCTGGGGTATATAGTAATAAAAATGTCAATGGAAGGAAGTCCTCGCAAACCTGAAGTTCTTCCTCGCGAAGAGGATGGTCAGACTGTAGATTACCTCGAAGAGGACCCAGAGATTCCTACTCAGCGTTATGCAATCATGTCCTTTATCTCTCCGGAGAAAGTCATCAAGCAGAGGGAGATGTTCTTCTACGAGCGCTTTTTGACTTGGCTAGATTATGACTGGAAGGTCACCGGTCTCGAGGGGTTTATGGCTTTTCTTGGTAAGAAGTATTCGCTCAAGATTGAAGACCTGATGAATGATATGAATGAGTTCCGCAAGGTTCACAATGCTGAGATAAGCAAGACTGATATTCAGGAGAAGTACCAGGTTTTCCTGATGAAGCACGAGAAGGAGCTCGATATTGAGTTTACTGAGAAGGTTGAATTCCGCACCAATGTCCGTGGTGTCAAGCTTCGTCGAGTATTTGCTAATCTTGAAGAGGCTCAGATGTTCACGAAGATTCTTCAGCGCAAGTATCCTCGCGATAACCTCTATATTGGTAAGGTTGGTTGCTGGCTGCCTTGGGATCCTTCTGAGAATGTTGTCCAGGAGGTCGAGTATGCCGAGAAGGAGCTCAATGAGATGATGCGCAAGTACAAGGAAAACGAGGTCAATAAGGACATCTTTTTCGATGAGCGCAAGAACGAGAAGATTGAGGACCAGAAGAAGGAGAATGCCAAGCGTCGTGCAGCTGCTCTGGAGGAGAAGGCAAAGGAATCTGCACTGTCAATCCTGGATAACCCTCCTGTTCACCCCACCGAAGGAGCAATTCGCGAGTAGGTGTATAAAAATATTGTTGAAATATAAATGTCAGTTCCATTTGAAGCTCTTAAAGTTGGTCAACGATATTCGTTTACTGAGTTAGCAACTCGTAAGGTTAATATCGGAGTTCTTAAAAAAAAATATGTGGTAAGAGGAGAGGAGAGTTTATCATTTACTTTGGATGCTAGTGGAGATCAACCTAGTCTAAAAGTGTGTGGTCCGTATTCTTTTTTTAACATCGAATCTTTAGGAGGGGAGAAGAGAGGAAGGAAGGAGGGGGAAGAAAGAGAGATAGAGATGACAGGAAGTGGTCCTGTGGGTAAGATTCTTGAATATGCTGGTTTACCCCAACCAAACCCCGGTAAGGGCGGTAAGCGTAAAACTCGTAAATCTAAGAAACGTTCACGAAAAACCCGTAGACGTTAATTCCTTGGCTGTTTTCCTTCTTGTCTAACCCAAACTTGAGGTCCTTTCTTCTGTATTTTTGAAGGATCAAAATCATCACCAGCTAACATTGTAGAACTAAATGGTGCATTATTAGCCCAGAGCGAATCATCACATAACCGAAAACTCGGGTGATCACTTGCTCTATACCAGAATACCTGGTCTTCTAACTTGTTTGATTGAACACCATTCGCTATTACCAGGCACTCGTAATTTTCAGTACATTGATCCATGAATTGACAGAACATCTCAAATGTAGGAAACATACCGGCATAGTTGTCGTAGATTCTCTTTCTGTTCGTGATGTTGTTCTCACGCAAAATAAACACGAAATCTATATTTGTTCTCAAGTTTGGAGTAATACCCAATGGATACTGCATAGTGATCATTGTTACCATATCGATGTGACGGCCGTTCATAAATACATAACGTGTTGATTCTTCATTGATCCAGGTCTTATCATACAAACAATCATCAAGAATCAAGAAGGCGCGAGGATCGGAATTAGAGTTTCCACCATGAGATTTCTTATCATGGTTTCTTTGCTGTTTAACTGCCAACTGACGCTTTATTGCATTCATCACTATTCCAGGGCTGTACTTATCATGAATTAATTTTGAAGGAACCATCTCCTGAAAGAAAGGATTGGCAACTTCTGTACCAGAAATTACGGTTCCTACAGGAAAGCAAGACCTGGTATTTGCAAGAATGTCGCGAACCAAGAAAGATTTTCCAGTATCCTTCTTTCCGATTAAGACAATCATGGGAGATTTACGCGAGTCTATTTCGCATCTGTCGACTATAGTTTGAATGTTGAACTTTCTAATTTGAAAATTCATCGCGTGAAGATTCCTATATTGGTTTAGGGCATGGATTATAATTGGAAAAATGAAGCGTAAGCAGACATCAGAGCTACGTACCAATCCTTTAGCTCTGTCGGTTGGCAGAAGTCAATATAAATCTGACCTGTGGACTGTAACAAATCCTCAACCATTTTTTCCTCCGATTGAATGCTTGTTCAAGACAAACTCATTAGAACGTGTTCAGGAATATGGTATTAAGCTGAACGATGCTATGGTAGTGATGAAAGAAGAAATAGCTGTCCTTGCTTCTGGTCGTACTATAGAAGTTCATCCAAAAATTACTATGCTTCTGAGTCCATTTAAATGTATGAAGGGTGAGTTCGGAACATTTGGATTACCTATGCTTTCAGAACATGCTCGCGAAACTCAATCTAAACTACAGAGTCATAATACGGCTGCATATGTTGGGTCTATTCTGTCTATCGCTCTTTCTCAATCTGGGTGTCAACATTTTCCAGAAGTGGTAGGAGTATTTACTGGCAATGCTGTAACTCATGCAATTGATATTTCAGATGACTACGAAGAACTTTCTGAACGTCCCTGGTTTTCGCAGAATATTGGCAAAACTTTCGAACTTCGACTTGATGAACATACTGGAACTCCGATTGAATACACACGCAGTGCACGTTTATCCCTTCAACTGGGAGAAGATGCTGAGTTGGGGGATGTCGAAGAACTCACTACTATTCATGCTGATGCAGAAGCTGCTGAAATGACTCCTGTATTCAGAGAGGAAGAATTAGATGATGATACTGAGTCTACATCTGATGTATCAACATCTTACATATTTCAAATTGAATCCCTGAGCTCGTCATTTGAGGGAAGTGTTTGTTCAGATGATTCAGAAGATGAACCCTTTGCTTGGGCGACGTTTAAGAATGTGCCGGTTCAGATTACAGTTATGGAGAAGCTTGAAGGAAGTTTCTATGAACTGTTGAACGGTTCAGAATCGGAGAAACACTTTGCATGGTTGGCTCAGATCATATTTGCATTGGCATATGCCCAGAGAAACTTTGCATTCACTCATAATGACCTTCATGGCAATAATGTGATGTACAAGAGAACTGATAAAGAGTTTTTGTATTACTTCCACGCAGGGGTAACCTACAAAGTTCCGACATACGGTTATCTGATAAAGATTATTGATTTTGATAGAGGAATTGGTTCAATTAAACTACCAGGCATGAAAGAGGCTAAGCTTTTCATGAGTGACCAGTTTGCAGCATCCGAAGAGGCTGGGGGTCAATATAATTGCCAGCCGTTCTTTACGGATAAACACAAAACAATTAAGCCAAATCCTTCGTTTGATTTAGTTCGTCTTGCCACTTCTTTATTTTGGGATTTATTCCCACAGGGTCCTGAATTTGATGACTACAAGGAACAACCGGTATTCAAGCTGTTCATTAAGTGGATGAAATTGGAAGATGATAGTAGTGTTCTCTTTTTCAAAAAGAATCCTAAACATGACCGATACGTTGGATTTAGTTTATACAAGGCAATTGCCAGATACTCTAAAGATGCAATTCCACGCAAAGAAATATCTGAACTGAAATGCTTTATTGCTGATCCTGTTCCTGGCGAGAGCTGTCTGGTGATTGATGTCTAGACCATATTATGTATGCTAAAAACGCCCCAAAGAAATTCTTAGCAAATATGTCGAGAATATTGTAACCCGTATTTTTAATGCTGTATTTTGTAACTGCAAATACTCCATAGAGAGACCAGAAAAAGACAAACCAGTAAAATACAAAACTTTTTACTGTATCTCCAGAGGGTAAAAATGTATCTTTAATGTAGTTAAAATTTAAAGCAAATGGAATAAATCCTAACGCGGTAGAAGTATATGGGCTTAAGTAACCAAGCTCTCCTAGTATACCAAAGAATAACATTGATGCATTTAATAACATGATTCTTACCATGGAATCCTTATTTTCGAATAAAAAGTCTTTTAATGTGGTTGTTTTAGTTCCATCGTGACTTAAAAAAGCAGATAATGTAATCAACATTAACGGTGTAGTAAGCGTCCAATCTAAATAACGAAATGGAGTAATATTTTGTGCTGTTTTTTTGAAGTAGTATAATAGCCATATATAAAACATGAATTCAATAACCTGAACAAATAATTCTACTTTTAGAAGGTCTTTTAGGAGTTCATCTTTTAAATCTACTTTTATCGTTAATGCAAGATAGTCAATGATTCCAATAAGTGCTTGAATAGTTAAAGAAAATACACCGCTTGTGTATATCATTATATATTTAGATAGATATGAAAACGAATTTTAGAAACATAAAAACATGATTAGAAAATGGCGCCAAAAGTAGTTATACACGTGGCTTTGCCCGATGGTACAAGCTATCAGAACCACACGACCGACCGAAAGCAAGGATGTGCTGGTGACCGCTTGATGCGTAGAGTAAAAGCTCATCTCAAAAAGAGGGGATACAGACTAGAGAACGTCATTACGAACATGTTTGTTGTAGAGGAAACCACTGGCAGATACGCCAGGTTTATGTACACCTGCATCCAACCAGATAGGTGGGAGGTAGGCGTCCGTCTTGGGACTGTGGCCGATGGTGCATGGGCCTTGACTTATTGGTATAACCACGTGACATACGATGGTACCTTAGCCATAACCGACCAGTACAAACGACTCCTGAGCTAGAGAGCTCACTTTTTAAAGTGTTGAATAATAAATGTTTACAGTCTTATTTTGGATTATCTCTTTCTTTGCTACAGTCTAACAGAAGTTCCGTCTTTTATGCTCAGGTATTTTCAGGATGTGCCATGTTTGCAACTAGCAAGATTGGGCGTACATTCTTAGGGCTAGAATGTCGGAACCCCTACGAACATTTCCTGAACTGGTGCTGCTGCAACTTCAGTTTTTACAACTT